AATATTTGTTATAATTTCGATACCTTTTTCTAAGATACCGGGCAGGCTCGCTGTAATTGCAGAGCCTATTGACTCGAGAATGCTGGTATCAGAACCGAGGATTTCTCCTCCTGCTTGAACCATGCTCTCATGTAATTCTGAAATTAAATTGTTTCCTATCGTCACCCAGTCTGCAGTGAGGAGTGCATTTCCGAATGCCACCACCAGCTTGATTGCTGCCTCTGCTAAATATGGCAGTGCACTGATTGTGCCTGTGACCATCTGTGTGATGAGCTGAATGCCCATGTTTGCAATTTCATCTGCATTGTTAGATACAACATTCAACAGTCGTACCGCCTCACTAATTACGCTCGTCAGAGCTGCAGGAGCTCCCCGAATGATATTCGCAATCATTGGAATCAGATTGTTATTCAGAAACGTAAAAACACTGTCCATGAGGGCAGTGAGTGATGGTCCGATATCTTCTCCTAGTGCAAGATTTCCGAGCACGTTGGAGAATGCCGACTTCATGGATGCCATGGAGCCTGCTAATGTTGTTGACGCCTCTTTTGCTGTTGTGCCAGTGATGTCCAGTTCTCCCTGGATCACATGAATAGCACTGTACACATCCGACAGGTTGTCGATGTTGTACTCAACACCTGACACCTTCTGGGCATCTGCTAGTAACCTCTCCATTTCTGTCTTGGTACCGCCATACCCCAGTTTCAGGTTGTCCAGCATGGTGTAGTTTTGCTTTGCAAAACCCTGATATGCTGTCTGGATGCTATCCATTGATGTTCCCATCTTGTTGGCATTATCAGACATGTCTACCATTGCCATGTTTGCAACTTCGGCTGTCTTTGCTGTATCTCCACCGAGTCCCTGCAATAATGATGCCGAGAACCCTGTGACTGCCTCCATGTATTCATTTGCTGAGAGGCCTGCTGTCTTATATGCTTCATCAGCATATTTTTTCATTGTGTCTGCAGAATCTTTGTATAAGGTTTCTATTCCACCGATGCTCTGCTGCAAATCGGCACCCTCACTGATTGTGCTTGTGATGATTTTCCCGATTCCTGCTGCCACCAGTGCTGTTTTCAGATTCCCTACAAGGTTCGCACCGAAGGACTTTCCTGCTGAGTTACCTGCAGATGATGCTTCTCCTCCGATTGCTTCGGTTATACTTCCTTTGATGCCCTGAGCCGCCATTTATTTCTCCTCTCCGATGATTCTGGCTCGTTCCGCTTCAAACTCTTCCGCTGTGTCAAACGCCATGATGTTGCTTTCCTTGGTTCTTCCCTGGAGAGCACTGACGATTGACTTCGGTTTGTTCTTTCCTTTCTCTGCATCTTTTGTCTTTGTCCATGACAGGTATGTCAGTCTGTCCACCGCTGCTGCTAACAGCAATATCTCTGACTGGATTGTCATTCCTGCCATTTTCATCTTTATCCTTGATTTTTCCCTCAGACCAGCAGAAAGCGTTGCGAGTGTTTCCACCGGCAACGCTTTGTAGTCTAATATTCCATATGTTTCGGCCAGATCACAATCATGCCGGCGAGGGTTAGGAGTTTTTTCCTTTATCCCCAAACTCCTGGAAGATGTCCTTGATTGCTTCGCTGACTGCTGCCACCGGAACTCTTCCGTCTTCTGTTCTCAAAGAGTCATACAGTTCTTTTCTGTTCTTGTCTCCCAGAACCATCTCGCAAATTTTTGATACTGCAAGAGGGTCGCTGTCACTAGCTTCAGCAAGAGCGTCTACCAGCTCCATGTTGTCCATTGTTTCGTCTGCAAGTTCCACCTTAAATCCGTTTTTTAACTCTATCTGTTTCATCTGTTACCTCCAAAATGGTTGTTTTATTAGTTTGTTGCTGTCTGTGCTGCACCTACTAAATACTCATAGTGTGTCTGTCCGTCTGTATCTGGTACCGCTGAGATTGTTGTCTCATATCCCACAGGTTCATCATCCACATAGGTGATATCGCCCACTTCTGTGACCTTTGCGTCTGGGATGCAAATTCTCTTTAATGTGCCACCCTTCAGGATCATATCGACCACCCATGCACACTCTTCCTGGTCGTCGCTGTTTGCTTTGATAGTGATACCCTCTGCAAGAGTACCAGTCACGTTTTTATTTCCATACACTGCTTTCAGCACTTCCGGATTTGTTGCTTCGATGAGTGTAAACCCGAATGTATCCGGTTTATCTGTCTGCATATCCAGAACAGTGTCACCGCCCCATGCCTTCACAGAATCGCTCTCCGGAGAGTTCGAGTTCGTGAGACCATCCTCTGAACAGTATCCGAGGCTCTTGAATGCTGGGTCCAGTGCTGTTTTTGCATCTGTTGGAAGTGCGGTTCCGAGTGGTGCTCTAAAGATTGCACCGCCTTTTTTCGGTTTACCTGTTGTAACATTTTTTACATCAGACATTTTTATCCTCCTTTAAAAATAAATAAAATCATACACAGCCTGGTATCGATATTTCTTTTTTGTTGTGTCTGTATAGTTGTAGTCTGTATTCAGTTTCGCTTTACTGATAGCATCCAGGTCTGTGATGTCCTTCATCTTTTCCTTCAGCTTCTCATTCAGCTCTGCTGCCTGCAGAAGTGTTTTTCCGTATGACTGTATTGCCAGGGTTGCCGAGTCAATCTTGTTACTTTCGCCAGAACCGGTCTTTTCCAGAATGATGTAGGAGTCTGGTGCATCTTTTGGCTCTTCCGTATAGGCAGGAACACCCATTTTTTCATTCAGATAATTCAATACAATTTCCTCAATCATCCTCTCACCGCCTTCAGTAAAGTATTGTTATTCATATTGTCAGCTTTCGCCTGGTACGTGCTGGCCGATACCATTGCATTCACACGAGTCTTTCCGACGTAGGTGTCCATCTCATATCCATCCCCGACTCTGTTCAATATTGCCGAGGCCTGCTCTGAGCAGATATCCATCATCTTGTCAGACTTCAGTAGTTCACGCACGCCTGCACTGTTTAGAGTGACTTTTATCTTCTTACTCATATCTTTCCACCATCACCTTTTTATTCCATCCCAGAGGTATCAACTGCTCGATGCCCTCCAATGGAATCCCGAATGTGTGCCATTTATGACCAAAGAATTCCACTGTTCTGTCCTCCCACTCATGCGTGTCTCCCTTTGGGATCGCCATGGTATAGACTGCTTTCTTTCCTTCCAGGTCTGTCTGGTTTATCACATCATTCGCTGATGCTGGAGCTACGAGCACATTCTCAACCGGCACCGGAGTCTCCTCGTATATCGGTTTCTTGAATGCATCCTCTCCTATTTTCGTCTTGTCATACAGTGTTATTGTTATCCCTTTGATTAGTCCCATAAACTTCTAACACCCCATATCTCTGTCTTTTGAGTCCCAGCCTGGAGAGCTCTGACTTTTTAATAAATAGACCGCCACCAGGTACCAGGAAGGTTCCGCTTGCTGAATATCCGAGAGCAGCTTCAGACTGCTGTGTCATTGGTTCCTGGTCCGTCGATGTCATCAATGTCCTTGTCACCACATCCACTGTGACCGACTTGGCAACTTCTGCCAGGTCCTCATCAGCATCCACCATGGCGTTCAGGTCTTTTCCTACCTTTTTCGCCTCTGTCCGAAGACTGGAGGATACTACCGGGAGCAATGTCTCTGCTCTTGTCGTTTCCTCTGGTGTCATTTTTCTCCACAGGAGTGTGATGTCGTCTATGGTTGCATAGTTTCTCATTGCTTTTTCACCGCCTTCTTTTTGGCTGGCTCTTTAACTGGAGAAGTGGCAGGAGCTTCAACTTCCTCCTGCCATTCCTCTCCATGGATTTCGCCATGTGTTTCAATTATGATGCCGGTCTTTTCGTTCCGGTATCTCCTCATGCTCTAGTCCTCCTATGCTGTAGGCTCTTTGACCATAGCGAATGCATCTTTGTTGAGGATTCCCCAACCGATGTATGTAGTAGCACGAAGATATACCTGTCCGTATCCCTTCAAGTCTTTTCCTGAGTTGTCTGGATCACCGTAAGGAATAACTTCAAGAGTGATTTCTTTCGCATATCCCCATTTGAATGCATTGACAAAGTCTCCGACAATTGCCTTGTCTTTGGAAGAGTTGAAGGATACTGTGGAGTTTACATCCACAGGGCATCCATTGATTGCTCCAGGGTTAGAACCCCATGCAAGCTGTGGATACATCTTGTTTCCGTTTTTGTCTGTCTGTTTTGCAAGAGCAGAGCGTGTGTCTTTAGAAATGGCGATACCTGTTGCATCTCCGTCTGTTCCATCCAGTACTTCGATCGCATCCTCGATGCAAGCGTCTGGAGTAGTTGCATCATAGTCCACTGCTGTGAGGCCGATGGTGTCAAAGCTGTTTGTGCCGATGAGAGTGGATGCTGCTTTTGTTCTTGGGTTCACGCCATGGATGGACATGATATCCAGACCTCTAGCTGCTTTCTTTGCAAAGCCATCGTTGAACGCTTTGAGGATTTCCAGCTGTTTCTCTTCTGATGCATACATAAATTCATCAGAAACACGTGCACCATATTCAATTTTCAATGGAGCCACTTTGACAGGCTCTAATTCCATGCCACCATTGGTCATTTTTCCGTTTTCGGCTACCAGGTCAACCTCGTTGTCCATGGTGAAGACCATGACTTCATTCCCATTGAATGGGATGGGTTCCTGTGCTGATAATACAGCCACGGATGACTTTCCTTTTACTTTGTTGTATAAATCTGATACTAATTCTGGGGAAAACAATGTTCCCTTGCTCAATACGTCTGCCATTTTTATTCTCCTTTACCATTTAAGTTTTTCAGCATCTGTTTCAATCCGGCATCCTTGTCTCCTGATCCGGAGTCTCCATCTTTGAGTGGTGGAACCGGTTTGTGCTGCCCTACTAATTTGAATAAACCTTCAGCATCTTTTCTGATGGTATCCTCATCTTCTCCGGACAGTCTTCCTGCAAGCTCGTAAGGGAGCCCGATTTCGTGAGCGATTCTCGTTTTTACCGAGGCGGTCTCGTAGCTCTTCACTTTCGAGGTCAATTCTCCGACCTCTTTGTCATGGTTTGCAACTTTCTTTGATGCCTCTTCCAGAGCTTTGCTGATGTCTCCGTTCTGTTTCTCCAGTTCGGTTGCTCTTCCGGCTGCTGCCTTTAATTCTTCTATCTGTTTTGCAGTAGCTTCGTCTTTTCTTGCAAGTCTCTCTTTCAGTACAGCATCCAGCTGCTCCTGTGTTGTAATTGGTGTAAATTCTGCCATTTCTTTCTCCTTTCCCACTTAACCCGGTGGTACGGTAAATTTATTTACTAACGCTCTAGGCGATTAGTAGCTTATTTTTTGCTTCTTTTTTTCTTTACTCTCTCCACATATCCAGCTTGCCAGGATAATGCTGTCTAGCAGTCCGACCTCGATTGCATCATTGATTGACCGGTACCCGAATCCTCCGTTTGAGCCTATCTGACGCTTTTCACAGTTGCTGACTGATCTCGTGAGTGATGGCTGTCCCATGTGGCACATTGTTTTTGCATAAAGCCTCTGCTCGAATGCTGCATTTGCAACAATAATCTCTTTTACCGTCGGAAGTATTGGAGCTTTCAATTTTTCCTCCTTCATATCCCCTGCGAGCAGCTGCTGTCCACTTGCTCCATCTATGACCACCTTGGCCACATCTGCATGTGTCAGGAAGTCAAGAATCCATCTGTCTCCTGCCCTTGTCGGTCTGCAGTCTATTGCCTCCACGAAAATCTTTCCATCTTCTGTCTTGGCAGCGATTGACATGGCCACGTTTGTTCCGTCGTGGCCGTATTTGATGCCGACATACAATCTACTTTCCAGGTCTGGCAGTTTCTTTGCTGTGAGTTCTTCCCACTCTGCCTTGGATATTGCTGACTGCAAATTGTAGCGTATCCAATAACCGAGACGCTGAATGTTGAAGTCCAGGTCGTCAGAACCGATTTCTGCAAGGATTTTCCTCTCCGTGAGGATTGTTCCCAGCGAAGGGTTCGTCTGATACCATGCTTCTCTGTCGTGAGGGTCTGTCTGTTGTTCCACTGACCACTCTGCCCACCCTGTGTCCACCGCTGATCCGTTCAAAGCTGACTCTCTCAGGTTCATGAATACTGTTCCCGAGCTCACTGGCGTCGGTGGCGTTCCACAGAAGATTGTCTGTGGGTTCTTGCTGTCAGATACCACATATTTCAGAGCTGTCTCCTGGTCATCCTGATACTCCTGAGCCTCATCGATAACTAGCAGGTCGAATCCTTCACCCAGACCACCTTTTGATGACCTGGTACGAAAATCAATCTTTCCATCTCCGTCAATCAGTCTGATGCTTTCCTGTCCCAGTGCTCCTGTTGCCTTATAAAAGACATGTGCACCATCCAGCAGCTTTTTCAGACGCTCCCAGGCTGTCCTGGAAGTCGTTGTCCTGTGGGCGGTGTGTAGAATATGCTCTCCATTCTTCAATCCGAACATCTCACGGATTGCCACGACTTCATTCTTTCCGTTTCGTCTTGGGACAGCATATCCGAATTTCGTATGTGTCCACAGTCCGTCTTCATTGGTTGCCATAATGTCATATGTCAGCAATTCCTGCCATTCCTGTGCTGTTCTTTCCGTGGAATTATAGAGGTCAATTGCTTCTTTTCCTCGTGTATTCGAGTATTGAAGTACCACTGATTTAGTGGGCGTCTGGCGTCCTAATTCTGCCATGTTCGCCCTCCATTGTTATTCTTCCTGTTGTCTGATTAGCTCTGCCTCTTTTTCTCTTGCCTGGCTCGGTGTCAGCTTCGTGAGTATTTCTCCCAGTGTCTTCCTCTGTTCTAGTTCTTCCGGAGACTCTTTCCAGGCTTTGGACCAGACGTCCTGCTGTTGTCTTCCTGTTTTCAATGCTACGGTACAGCGACAATTGTCATGTCTGCGGTACACATCTTTCGGTGTGTCTCCGTATTCATAAGAACCGGCGAGACTCTTGCACCATTTGCAAGCTCTTCCCACCATCGTCCTCACAATCATTGTCTGCAGACCAGCCTTCTGTCTGAATGCTGCATTTGCCTGGATGAAAGCATCCATAAAACTCTGGGAGATGTTCCTGACCGGTTCATCCATCCGTCTTTCGACCTCTTCCCACTCAATTCCTTCCTCACTGACTGCACTGACAATTTTGTTGATTCTTTCTGCTGGCAATGTCGCTGATATCGGGTTCAGATTGAGTCCTGCTGCCTCATCAGCAAATTTCAATGCCTGGCCAGCTGCTTCATTTGTCAGGTCGTGATTGTTTGTGAGCATCGGTCTGATGATTCTGTCTGCTATGTTGTAGTACATCCTCCCATCTGGAAGAATGTCCTGGGTGATATTGTTCTTTAGTGCCTCGGCCAGACAGTCTCCGAGATTTCTTGAAAACAGAGAGGTCTCGTCCAGTGTGGCTGTTCCGTCTCTGATTTTCTTCAGATACCTCTCGACCTGTTTGTTTCCGGCGATTGCTTTGTCGAAGTCTCGCTTCACACTTTCATATAGTCCTGGGACCACATCTTCCATGTTCTCGCCTCCTATCAGATGCTGGAGTCAATTCCAGTCAGGTCTCTTGTGTTGTTTTTATCAAAGAATCCAGGGATTGCCTGATTCAGTTTTATGATTCCATCTCCGATACTGGAGAGCATTGCTGCATCCGGCTCGAATATTGGTTCCCATTTTGGCTTGGTCATGTATATCTGACTCCTCATATATGGATAATTATCACGCACGCACGCTGCCAGGTATCCAGTGTTTAAGAATCCGGAACCGAAAGTCCTTTGTGCTTTTCTCGCTGCCATTCTCAGATTCTCATGTCCTGCCTTGATTGCTTCTGCAGATGATGGATTGTCTGAAGGGAATCCCAGATCATCCAGCGTGAGTCCTGTCTCTCCTGCGAACATTCCTGCGAACATTCTCAGCTGTTCTGTGTATGGACTCATGGACTGCTGTGTGAACTGCCCCAGCTCTGGATGCTGCCCCTCTTCGTCCTTATCGAACTGCAGGAACGTGGAAATGGTTGCTTTCCATTTCTCCATCTGCTCTGCATCCTGAGAAAGTCCTGTGACGTATTTCTGAGGGAATGAATAAAACTCTGCTGCTACCTCTGAACGTCTCAATGTTCTGAGTGCTCCCTGCTGTATCTGCATACATGCTCTGGATATTCTTGAATGTCCGAATAATCTGACAGCATCTGGTCTGTGAATAATTGGCACCAGCAGTGCATATGGTGCTGGATTGTCTATCATGTATGGATGCTTTCCTTTTTCGTAGTATTCCGTCGCCTCAGCTGTGAAATATGCCTCCAGGATTGGAGAGCCATGGTCGTCTCTCTTCAGGACTGCATATCCTTCTGTCAGCATTCCAGTGATTTCATCCATGATTCCGGTTGCGTTGCCTCCGTCGATGACCTGCAGCCTCGGATAATCGTCTGCACCTTTGCTGATATAGACAAAACAGCAGGCACTTATGGACGCCGATAGGACTGCTGAGTCAAAAAAGACATCTTTGTTGTTCATGTTAAAGATTTCATTGATCTTGAAATTGTCGTCTCCGAATTCTCTGAAGATAAGTCTGTCTGCCATGGCATCTGCTGCTTTTGCTGACCATCCCAGGACCTCCTTCAGATAACCAAATTCTGGAGGCATCGTGATGTTGAAGTCCTTCACAGCGTTCTTCATTTCATAATATTCATATCTGAGGAGCACTCTAGGTCGCTTATTTGCTAGCTTTTGCCTCAGATAACCTATACCCTTATAGCTCATTTTTTTCTTCCTTCCTTTCAATTTTCGAGAGAAAATGTTCCCACTGACGGCGTGAAGTACGGAGCAGGCACCGGGGAGGGAGGTATGCCCCCCTCTTTGTCCTTCTATGCTCTGTATGTTTTCCAGTCTCTGCTTTGTGGGAGCATCCGGTTTGATATGGTCTCGTTCTTACTATTTTTCTTTGTTTCTTGCAGATTATTTGACTTCTGCCTGTTGCATATCCAGTGAGCCAGCTGCAAATTTGCAATGTCAGAAGGATGTCCTCCTCTGTCTATTGGCACGATGTGGTCAATGCAAGGACTGAGTGGGTTTGGATATGGTATTGATTTATCTACCAGTTTCCCACAGATTCCACATGTGTCCTGAGTCGCCATGATCCTCTTCTTGTTCCGTTCAAATGCCAGGCGGTGGGAGCCATCGTGGTCCGGTCTGTGTCTCTTCTTGGGGGTGGTGGTCTTCTGCAGCATGGTGGTCTCTCCTTTCCTGCATTCTGTTACTTTAAACTTTACTACTCTTCTGAGTGCTCTCGTGTGCTGTCTTTTTCTCCAGCTCGCTCAGTGCCCATCCATGGAAGTGTTTCACTCTGCTCTCTGAGTAACCCATAGCATCTGCGACTTCGTTCCATGACTTCGGTTTGTTTCCGTCCATGTAGTAGAGCAGGAGCACCTGTCTATACACTTCACTGTCCAGGCTGTATATCATCTTGAAAGCTGTCAGCTGGTCCAGCATAAGGTCGTGAATCTTATCTTCAATCTCTCTTTCTAATTCCTGGATAGACTCCACTGTCTCCAGCATCCTGTCCTCCGGTGATGTCTGTACCCTTATCTTGTCATATACGATGGCTTTAGGACTCAGCATCAGTCTCTCCTGCTCCACGAGCAGAGCCACTTCTATTCTGTTGCTTCTGATTGATTTCAATAACTGCTTCGCCTTCTGCACATCATTACCCCTTTTCTTGCTATTTGAATATATATTTCATTGTTCCGTATGCTGCCAGGCTCCACACCAGACAGAACACGATGAATGAAAACAACGCTCTTTCCATCTGCTCTCCTCCTTTAGCTGAATGGTAGCTCCTCGTCAATGCCTTCTGGTATGTCCATAAAGCCATCGCTCGGTCCTTCTGGAGCTTGCTGAGGAGCACTGCTGCCACCTCGTGCACTATCTGCAAAGTCTTGCTCTTCGATGACGATATCTGTTGAATACACCTTGTTTCCATTCTTGTCTGTATAGGAACCAGTCTGCACTCTCCCAACGATGGCCACCTGCATTCCTTTCCGGAAATACTTCTCTGCAAATTCTCCAGCTCTTCCAAACGCCACGCACCCGATGAAGTCAGCTGTATAGTTCCCATCTTTATCTTTGAACTTTCTGTTCACTGCCAGCGTGTACCGAGCAATAGCTGTTGACTGCTGCCCTTGACTGTATCTGACCACAGGGTCTTTTGTTAGGCGTCCCATGAGTATCACCTTGTTCATTTCTTGTTTCCTCCATTTGTTCCAATGAATGCCACTGTCAGGCATATCACTATTGTCATAATTATCTTTGTCATATCAACGTCCATGTCTTCCTCCTTACCAGTCCAGGTCCTCAATTCCTCCTGTTATGAATTGGAATCCTGGTTCTGTTTCACTGCTTTTCTTCCCATCCTCAGCACATCTGCAAATGGTCTCTCTTTGTGTTCTCTCTGTCTCTTCAAAGCCTGCTGCCTCTGGATATCTCTCATCATGTCCTGCTGTTTCCGCTTGCTGTTTCCCATTGCAATCCTCCTGATCCATGTAGTTCTTCCCGAAGATAACCATCCAGTCCAGCTCCGGATATCTTTCTGTGAAGAGCTTCTGTGCTCTTTCCTTCAGTATCTTGGCATTCTTTGCATTGTTATGGACTGCCTCCGGTCCTTCTGTGTGATGGAACAGACACAGATAGACCTTCAATCCATATCTCTCAGACAGTTTCCTGCCAGCTGTTCCGAATATGACATGATGCTCCTGGACTGTCTTTTGTCCATAGTCACCATGTAATATCATGCACAGATAGCAGGTTCCGTCCTTCTCCTGGATGATGCTTCTCATGAGAGCTCAGTTTCCCTCGTGTATGTACTCTTTTCAATCCTCTCCACTTTGATGGTTCCCTTGGAGATGCTGATGGTGCCTGTTACCTTTGTGCCTGTGCTGATGGTCACTTTCTTCATCTTCTTTGATACCAGGTGGTCAATGACGCTGTTCAGTGTTGCCTCTACTTCTGGGAAATCGCTGTGAAACAGTTCAAATGTCGTGCCTTTTGCTGAGGTCTTCGACATCTCAATTGTTTCCTCCTCTTCTTTTTTTGCCTGGTATTCCTTTGCCTCTGCACATTTACATTCCAGTGTGACCTCTTCATTGACCTCTGATTCTGTATAGCCAGCTGGTACCTCGATGATTTTGCTCTGCCCACAGAATCTGCAGGTTCCTGTCTTGTTCTCCATTGTCTAGTCCTCCCTTACTTCCATGATCTGTCCGATGACTGCTGCCAGCTCCTGAGCTTTCTCTTCGCATCTCTGCAATTCTTCCCTGTTTGGGATGATGTCATCATCCATGACAAACATGTCATACAGATAATCAGATAATACAGAGGCTTGCTTCATGAGCTTTGTTATCGGAATTGTTATCACTTCATCCTTTTCTGTGTTATTTTCTTCAGAATCTGTGCTATTTTCCTCTGTATCTGTACAATTTTGCTCGGTTTCTGTGTCATCATCTTCTTTTCCAGGTTCTCCATCATCTCCACCAGTTCCTTGCATTTCAGATAGTTCTTTCTCGCCTGCAGGCTCTCCTGTGCCATTGCCTCCAGCATCCCCAGTCTCACCCATGTCCCCAGATACTTCGATGGACTCCTCAGTATTTTCAACGTTTCTCTCTTCAGTCTCCACTGTCTCAGTAGGTTCTTCACTGTGCTCATCTTCCTCCTCTGTTTTATCCACAATTTCCTCTGCTTTTTCCACTTGTTGCGACGTCGCAACAGATGGCTCAATCCCTTGATTTGTCTGGGGTTCGCTTGCATTTTCCTCTGGCTGTTTTTTCGGTTCTTTTTCTTCTTCCTGAAGGTTCTCCACTGTCTCAATATCAGCTCCATAGAAGTCTTTCCACAGGTTCTCCTGGTCGTATCCTGCATATATCTTGAATATCTCATTCAAATACTCTGGCCAGGTCATGCTCACAGGCTTCGGAGAGGTTAATAATTTGTATTTGACGCCCATGTTCCAGTCATAAAGGAATAGGAACACGATTCCCTTCTTGTATGAGCTCTGTCCAGATGGGTTCATGAGCTCTGCTGCCTCTTTGTATGCTGGCTCTTCCTGGTTTAACAGCTTCATGATGTTCTCCAGGGTTTCTTTTCTCTTCTCAAAATAGTCAATGATGCAATTCTCCAGAGGCGTTCTCTCCACTGCTGCCTGCTCCACATCTTCCGGTATCTCCTGCTTTGTGAAGTTCTTTAATTCTCTGATTTCCTTGATTGTTGTCTTCTCTGTGATGAGCTCACACTCGCTGTCTGGCAGAGAAAGCATTTCTGAGAGTTTGGAAGAGCTGAAGTTTCTGTATTCTTCTTTCAGTTCTAAGGAATTGCCTCCCTCGCTGTATTTCTCATTGATAGCAATAAATCTGGACACGGTACTCTTTCCCAGTCCATACTCATTCTGGGCAAACTCAAAGACGTCTGCTGCCCCATCGAACATCCCGGACTCTCTGATCTGTTTCAAGCGGTACCCGATATATACAAAGTTTCCAGCTGTCTCAGTCAGTTTTCTCCGGATGTCCTCCTTCCATTGTGTCCACTCGTCAAGTGTAATTTGTGTGTACTCTTCCATTACTTTTCTCCTTCCTGAAGTTTGATATTTTCTGTTGCATAACTGCATCCGTTCGCATACTCGCAATTTCTGCAAGTCATTGATTCTGCACATACGTGACATAGGTCCATATTGCATCCGAGCCTATCCGGTATGTACTTCATGCATGAAAAACCTTGGCATCTCCATGCTTCACACTTCTCTTTATCCGTAAATAGCATGTTTCTTTATCCCTCCCACTGTGTAGGCTGTTACTGAATAAGGCTTCGTTTTGAACCTTCTGAGAGCGTCTGCACTGGTAGTCTTCAGCATATTGTCGAATTTTCCCTGTGCATTCGATATTTTGATGTGTTCTCTCTGTGTGCTATCGTTTTCTCTTGAATAATTCATGTTTCCCCTCCTATACTGCTGCCATGAGCAACACCTGAGACGCCTGCTGCCCAGCTTCTTTCATTGTTCCGTCTTTCTGGCACTTCAATCTTGTTGTGTAGGCTTTCAGCCAGCTCTGGATGTTCTTCTCGTCCGGTTTCTTGTCATATGCTCCATACCACTGTACGATATTGAATGTGTCTGGCTTCATTTCCACTGTGATATATGGCAAGTCAGGAGTGTCTTTTGCTCTTAATACCAGAATGAGCGATTTTCCCTCGTTGTGGTTTCTCAGATAGCTGTTTCCTCCCACACAGTGGTGAAGTATCCTTCCCTCTTGTACAATCTCCTCTGCTGACCTTGCTGGGCGAATAACCAGGTTGTCGTCTTCATAGAAATACTGATTTCTGAGTTTTCTGTATTTTTTCCGAATATCCGGAAAGCTTTTCTTGACCTCTTCAAGTCTCTCGTCCTGCTTGTTCTTGTTCTGCTCCATTACCATCTTTGCATGAGCATTCTCCAGGCTTCTCGGGTATGCATAAACCGAGTTATTCAAGTCGTATCCCATTGTTATTCTCATATCTAGGTAGTCTAAATATACCGATGTGATGTGTTTCAGCTGACTCAATGCGTTGTAGCATGTCCTTGACGCCTCGAATTTTGTTCCTGCATATTTCTCGATTCTGTTTATTAGTTGCTCCATGCTCATATATTTGAGTGCATTTTCCAGCTTTATAGAAGAATAGTCTTGAATAACCTGTGATATATTCTTGACTTGCTCTGCAGTCCAGGACTTTCCGAGATTTTTCTCCCATCTGAGAATTCTCAAAAACTCCGTGTCACCTTTTTCTGCAATTAGGTCCTTCACATGATTCTTATTGATTCCCAGGAACAGGTCTGCTCTCTTTGCTTTTGAGTCGCATATCAGACCGCAATATCCTTTTACCATGTCTCTAACCACTTCTATGAGTCCCATTTTCATCAGCATCTCCATCTGTGGATACTGTGTATATCTTTCGATGTAGTCCAGCACATTCGTTTCTCCGACTGCTGCCACATATAAATCCAGACCACTGTACTGAAGAAACGTTCCTTTTAATGCCTCTTTCATCTCTGGATGGATGCTCCCTGCATGAATCGGAATGTTGCTCATGCCATATAAATTGCAATCGTCCCAGAAGTCTTTTCCTAGATATGGGTCATGTTTGTGGAAGTCTCTCTGTGGTTTCTTCCCTGGCTCCAGGTACTCTCTTGCAATCTCAACTCCTGAAAATTCCTCATGTGCTCCGTACATCTCCGGTTCCCCTTTATCTCCTATGATTTCATCCAAATGCCACGAATGTTCCAGCTGCACATACCGGATCACTGCTCCATGTTCTTTGTATCTGTCAGCAGTGAATGCATAGGATTCTTCTGTGTACTTCCCTTTTGTCTTCCCCTGTGGCTTGTATATTCCATATGCACCACATAGTGGACATTTTCCTGTTCTCTTGTTCTTTGGCTCTTCTACGTGTGTCTGGAATGTGCTCTCATATGACTCTCCTACTTTCCATGCTCCCTCTTTCACTCCTCCACACTTTGAACAGCAAATTGTGGCATAACGTCCTCTTTTCTTGTAATATAGAAAATGTTTTTCATGGAACAGGTTGTTCTGTGCCCATCCTAACAGTTTCTTTTCCGGAAGCTCTGGAGTCTCTGCTTTTCTCTGTTCCAGGCGTTCTCTCCTTAGCTCATATTTTCTGCTTTCTCTCTTGCTCTTCAAATTGCTTTCATGGTGTTCAAAGTAATCCCACCACCTTTCCTCTCTCCATATCTTTACATCTTTAAAGAATTTCTTTATCCTCTCCAGGTCCTTCTCGTCATAGAGTAGGTTTGCCTTTGGTCTGTCGCCATATTGGTCATGTTCTCCTGCTTTATTCCATGCAAAACCGTTATAATAGTCATTTGTTGCGATTTTTTGATGTGTCCATCTCTCATCCTCTGGGAAATATACTCCCCAATCGTCTGCATTGGCCACATATCTCATCACCGGCACGTCCTGGTGTCCCTTTTCGTTCCGGTACATCTCCAGGATCAAATGTCTCTTGTGTCCGATATTCTTCCAGGCTGTCACTCCGATGTATTTGACTGCTTTCTTTCTGCTCCTCTTTGGAAGAGTCAAGAATGGGATTTTCTCAATATCTTTCTTTTTCACTGCTGCCACCTACTTTCCCATGTAGTAGTCCGTCATCAGCTTCTTTGCTCTGGCCATTCCTGGGATTCCCAGAGTGCATCTGCCTGCTGTGACGCCTGCTGCCTTCATGATATCCTTGTCTACCGGTGTCTGATGTTTAAAGCTCCATGTGAGCAATGCTCCGATGGCACCCTTCAGCGTCTTTCCTTTTTTCCTGACTGCCTTGGCCATCTCTTCGCTTTCAAAGCATCTTCTCTGCAGGTATTCCACCCAGTCCTCCATGATTTCTGTAGGCTTCAGTTCTCTTGCCTCCACTGTTATTTTTCCGATTGCTGCTGACATATCGTCACAAAGGAACAGGGTGACACCGCTGAGGAATACGTCCACGATTTCCACATCGATTCCGTTCTCCTGTGCCAGCTCCATGAGGCTGTTCTTGTCTCCCTCTTTTCTGAGGTTTACTGCTAATTCATTGATTTCTGATGCTGAGTCAAATTCTCCAAATTTGTTGTACATGCTTTTCTCTCCTGTTCTTTCTTCTCTGTCTCCGTGTGGAGCCAGGCATAATATGAATGTTTCTTTCCTACCTCGAAGGAAATAGCGTGCTCTCCTAGCTTTTTAGCCATTTGTTGCCATTCCTCACTATTCGCCACAGGTTTTCCTCTGGTGTTCTTCCACTCTGCAGATATCCATCCAGGGAGCCAGTCTTCAGCTCCTCTCTTCAGATAGTTGCTTTCTGTGTATATTGTGATTTCGCACTGCTTTCTCAGTCTTCCGATTGCCTCCAGCACTGTCTGGAGCTCTGCCTGCTTCTCTGTGACCTTTTCCAGTGTTCCATGCTTTGTCAGGGTTGCCGGACCTTTATCTGTGATATATTCCAGTATGTAAGTGAAGGAGCCATCCTTTGTCCCTGGTCCCCTGACTGTTGTGTATGTAAATATGTTGACCTTGTCCATCAGTCTCCTCCTCTCTCTTTATGTTTCAGTAGTGTGTAGGAGAAATATTGATACCCTGTAATATTTGAAATACCTGAGACCATGGAATCCTTCTCCAGAAGATATCCATCTTTTTTCTTGATGTTCTCTCTGAATTTATTAGCGCTGATTACCCTCTTCGTGATATGAGGCTTTTGCAGGTTCCTTGAACCATACCAGCGTTTTCCTATAATCTTCCCTTCTGTCTCCTCCGTCTTGGCTGCATATTTGATGAAATAGGCTGCTATTTTCCGATACTGTCCATCTGTTATCAGTGGATCAATGTGGATTCCTCCATGTGGCCAGCATTTTCTCAGAACATCTGTGTCGCACTTGCTCATCACCATGTGGATGTGCCTGCTGCCTCTTGGTCCTATTTCCTTGACGTAGATATATTTCAATTCCATCCCCTGCTTTTTGAATTTCTGCCTTAGCTTTCTGATCGCCTTGGCCATCATCTCCTGCATCTGCTCACTGCCTTCCGGAAATGACTCTTTGAAGAAATCCAATCTCACCAGAAGGTCTCCATCCTGGAAGTTTGCATTCATCAATCTCCGGATTTCCTTCTCCGCCTTCCTCTGGTTCACTTTCTTCTGAGCATCAGATGTCGGCTTCTCTTTGCAGGCTCTTTTCTCTCCCTTTGTGTGAGTACGATATGAATAGTATTTACAGACCTCAATGGTGTCTCCTGCCACACACACCTCTTCGATGTATGGCATGGCGTGTCTCCTTTCAAATATTCCTATTCTGTCGAATAGATAATATTTTTAGCAAGAACCCCAGGGAGCCTCAAACTCCCTGTTTTTCTTGACTTTTTGAGACCTCTGACCTATACTATTTGTATGTTGTTTTATATAGGACTTAGGTCTTGCAGGTACTCGTCAGGTACCTGCTATTTTTTTGCCTTTCTGCATCCGGCACAATAGTCTTCATCTCTGTAGTATCGTGTTGCCTGTCCCAGCTTTCTGGCTGCTATGTCCTCATATGCCTGTTGTCTCTTGATACAGCATTCCATGTTGACCTTTGCCACTGTCTCTCTCTTGAACAGTCCATCTGGTGGAGTCTCGTGCTCTCCCACATCTCCTGCATATACTCCAAAAAGCTCATCTTTGACATTGCTTGGTATCTCCATGAACATTGCGACCTCAAAGGCTTTATTGTATGCAATTTTCGCTTTGGTCCATTCCTTCCTGGTTGTCAGGTTGTTGAATAGGTCTGCCAGCTCGTAGAGCCTTGCGATGCATTCCTTATCTGTCAGCATAGAATCACCTTCCTTGTGCCTGTTTTCTTGTGTACAATCGTCATGGATATGTTGTCCTCATCCAATACAAGCCAGTTATCTCTCAGGTATCCTGCTGCCTCTATCAGCTGTTTTTGTCTTCTTGTTGGCCTTTTTGGCATTTTATGCTTCATGTTCTTGCTCCTTCCTGTGCTGATACCACATCAATGATTCTGTTGTTTTCATCTCTGACAAGCCTGTCATATCTTCCGTCGTACATTTGTTTCAGTAGACTCTCCGGCAATCGGTTCAAAATACCGATGCACATCTGCCTTCCTATCTCTTTCTCAATATCTGTCATGTGCTTCTCCTGCAATCATTTTTTATTGCGTTTCTACTCTGCAATCATTTTGCATTGCTATTTTGTACTGAAATAGTGGTCTCCCACCTGTTTCCATTGCGTTCCATATTTTCCGAACTCTCCAGCTGTGAAATATAAAATGTTTGGATAGCTCCGTTCTTTCAGTTCCATCCGTATCGCCTCGAATGTTTCCTCTGTAGGTTCAGCTCTCTCGATTGCTCCGTCCCAGTATGTAGTGAACTGATATTTCTGGGATATGACTCCCTCAATGGTGTCCGGCCAGTCTGGACTGTCTACTCTGTTCAGGATGACGTCTGCCACCATTCGCTTTCCTTCCAGTCCTTGGTTCCCTGCCTCTGCTTCTACACAGAGAGCCATCAGTTCCAGGCTGTCAAAATACTCCTCTTCCTCAATTTCTTCTTTTGTCAGCTCTCTGACTTCTATCTCCGGAGGTTCAAAGTCTGTTTTATTGGACAGCTCTACATGATTCTCGATTCTGATATGTACTGCTGCCGGTTTATTCAACATCTGATACTGGTGATAACAGGCTGCTCCTGCTGCCATGGCGAACAATATGACGAACAACAGCTGAATCCAGGACCATATTGTGAGGATCAGTCTCCTTTCTCCTCCTCTCTGTATGCTCTGTTTGTATCCGTCGAGCAGTCCTCTATAAATCACATAGTTTGTTCTCTTTTTTCCATCTTTCTTGACCGCATATCCTATTGGAAGCCTCTCTTTTCTCATCAGGTACTGCAGTGTATCCAGGTCCATGTTTAACTCTTCAGCTGCTGTTCTGGTTGTTACTCTCTCTATTGCCTTTTCTTGTGTTATCCGCATCTTTTCCTCCTATTGTAGACTAATTGTCTACATTTCCACAAAAAAATATATCCCACTTCTGTTCAAGGTCATCTATATGCAATATTTTGCACAGTAAATCGATCTCTCCTGCTTTGAATTCTGTCTCATTATTGATTTTCTTTAGCAATCCAAATCTCGAAAGTCCCATTGTTTTGGCGATATATTCTCGTTTTAGACCTGAGTCATTTATTAAGTCATTCAGTCTGTCTGTTTTTGTCATTTCAATCCCTCCTTTGTGTTGGCATTATGTCTACATTTCTGAATATAGCATTGTGTTTCCCTATTGTCAACATTTTTTTTACATATACGTTGAATATTTTTGAACTTATGATTATAATATGAATTAGGAGGAAATAACATGAATAAAAATAATTCTATTGGACAAAGAATCAAACAAAGACGTGAAGAGCTTGGTGTATCTCAGGAAGACTTGGCTCTCTCTTTGGGATATAAATCACGTTCTTCCATTAACAAAATTGAAAAGGATGGTCGTGAACTTCCTCAAAGCAAAATTATGCAAATTGCTAAACAGTTAAACACAACTCCTGCTTATATCATGGGATGGACAGACGAAGTTCCTGCTAATTTTGTTTTATCCGATATTGAAAAGCAAATTATAATTGAGTTTCGTAAATCAGATTCTATCGACAAAGAAATGGTGCTTCGAGTTCTTCATATAGCACAAAAAGGGGAAGACGAAAAAATGGCATAAATTACCATAGTGATGACAATATTATTTATTTAAAATTAAAGGAGGAACCATGAAAATACTAGATATGATTTTGAACCGTGAAAAGAAATGTGAACTAATAACTGAGGATTTTTTTGTCTCCGGTGTTTCTTATTACACTAAAAACATTGATAAGCTCGCAACTATTAGGCCCGAATGGAAAAATGCTGATATTGCTAGAAAGAATATATATAAATATAACTATGTCAATTATCCTGTGAAGTTGGTTCCTGAGCCTTCTAATAAGCATGATAAAAATGCTGTTCAAGTTTTAATTTCCGGTGAGTTGGTTGGATATATCTCTTCCTCTGATAATTTACATGTTCTCGATATTTTGAAAAAGAAAAATGTGAAATATGTATCCTCTTTTATTTCTGGCGGTCCTTTTAAAGTCGTTTCATCTTCCGGAACAGTTTCGACTGATGTGAAGAATATTAGTATAAATGTTCGTATTGCATATTCATAACTAGGAAACAAAAAAGAGCCTCCGCACTTTATGCTTTGGCTCTTTCCCACGAGAAAACTCATGTACTCAGCAAATACATTGTATCATTTTCTCTCTGGGACTTCAATGGAATGGAGGGATATCTATGAAATTACCTAACGGATACGGTTCTGTTGTGAAGATTGGAAACAATAGGCGTAAACCTTACGGAGTTAAAATCTCTTATCTCGAAGAACAGCCTGACGGTACCGTAAAACGAAAACGAAAATATCTTGCTTACTTCTCCGATCAAAAGTCAGCTCTTTCCTATCTCGCTGAATACAATAATGGTGTTGTTGTGAAAGAACATCAGAAATATGCTGATTCTCCTACTTTTGCAGAGATGTATGAGAAGTGGAAAAAATACAGAAAGACTCTGAAGAGCAATCCGGCAGCTTCTACCTGGAGAAATTATGGAATAGCCTTTGATAGATTCTCGTCTATCCATCATAAAAAAATCGTTACTATGAGAGCGCAAGACCTTCAGGACATATTTTCCGCTGCCAGTTCAAAGTCAAAAACCACCGTCGGCAACATGAGAGCAATTGTCCGTGGCATGTGGAGTTATGCAATCAACAACGAATATACAGATAATGATATCACCCAGCATCTTGTTTTCGATGCAAGTGATCCAGGCACTCCAATTCATACCCGATTCACTGACAAGGAAATTGCTGGCTTGTGGGATGCTCTCTGGACTGTCAACAATGTCGATATCGTTTTGATTTATATTTATACTGGACTTCGTCCTGTGGAACTTCTGGAGATTAAGTCTGAAGACGTGCACCTGGATGATCGATATATGACAGGCGGTGTGAAGACCGAGGCTGGAATAGATAGAATCATACCAATCCATGAGGCCATCGTTCCCCTGGTTGAATACCGTTTGAAACAAAACAGACCATATCTCATAACTAACAAATTCGGGAACCATTACACCAGGGCGGTATATCACAATTCAAACTGGAATACAGTCATGCAGCGGATGAACCTGGAGCATTGTCCCCATGATGGTAGATATACCTTTGCAGCTCTTGCAGATGATGCCGGTATGAACAAAGTATGTAAAAAAATTATTATCGGTCACGTTATTCCAAATAAAGACGGTACCGCCTTCAAAACCGGTGAAAAGGGAGACGTCACTGATGGAACTTATACTGAAAAAACACTCCCTCAGCTCCTGGAGGCTGTGAACCTTTTGCCTGTTTCTTTTGATGTGTCCCACTCGTGACCTACCTGTGACCCACTTGTGTCCATCGACCTCATTTTATCTCATTTTATTTCATGTGATGAAACAATTCTGACAATTTAAAAACCCCGGAAGCATAATGTCTCCGGGGTTCTTTTGTTTTTCTTATACGATTCCTTGTGCTGTCATAGCGTCTGCCACTTTTAAGAATCCGGCGATGTTAGCTCCTGCTACATAGTTACCTTCCATGCCGTATTTCTTAGCAGCATCATCAAGGTTATGGAAGATATTTACCATGATGTCTTTTAACTTGCCATCTACTTCTTCAAATGTCCAGCTTAATCTTTCACTGTTCTGTGACATTTCAAGAGCTGATGTGGCAACACCACCTGCATTAGCAGCTTTACCAGGCACGAACAATACCTTGTTAGCCTGTAAGTACTGTGTTGCTTCCAATGTTGTAGGCATGTTAGCGCCTTCACATACAGCGATTACACCATTTGCAACCAATGTCTTTGCATCGTCCAGTGTTAATTCGTTCTGTGTCGCACAAGGAAGTGCTACATCAACTTTCACTGACCATACACCTTTTCCTTCGTGATATTCAGCACTTGGTCTAGCTGCTGCATATTCTGTTAATCTTGCACGTTTTACTTCTTTTACTTCTTTTAATAATGCAACATCAATACCATCTTTATCATATACCCAACCTGTAGAATCAGATACCGTTACAACCTTTGCACCTAACTGTTGTGCTTTCTGTGTTGCGTAGATTGCTACATTTCCTGAACCAGATACCGCTACTGTCTTACCAGCAATATCATTGCCATTGCATTTCAGCATTTCTTCTGTTAAATATAAAAGACCATATCCAGTTGCTTCTGTTCTGGCTAAAGATCCACCGTAAGATAATCCTTTTCCAGTAAGTACACCTTCGTATAAGCCTCGGATTCTCTTGTACTGTCCAAACATGTAACCGATTTCTCTTGCACCTGTTCCAATATCTCCAGCAGGAACATCTGTATCAGCACCAATATATTTGCAAAGTTCTGTCATAAAGCTCTGGCAGAATGCCATTACTTCTCTGTCTGATTTTCCTTTTGGATCAAAGTCTGAACCACCTTTACCACCACCAATTGGAAGTCCTGTTAGGGAATTCTTGAAAATCTGCTCAAATCCTAAAAATTTGATGATACCGATATTTACTGATGGGTGTAAACGTAATCCACCTTTGTAAGGTCCGATAGCACTGTTAAACTGTACTCTGTATCCTGTGTTTACCTGAACTTGTCCCTTGTCATCCACCCAAGGTACTCTGAACATAAGTTGTCTTTCAGGATTAACCAATCTCTCAAGTAAAGCATCTTTTCTATATGCTTCCTCGTTTGCTTCGATTACTACTCTTAATGATTCTAATACCTCTTTTACAGCCTGGTGAAACTCTGGTTGAGCAGGGTTTTTTTCCACTACCATGCTCATGATCTCGTCAACATATGACATTACAATATCCTCCTTTAGTTTAGTCATGTACAATAGTTTATCCATTGCCATGTAAAAGGTCCCGGGAAAAGTTCTTTAACCCAAAAAACGCAGATGCATAAAACGCCATCCACGTCAGACCCCATTGTCCAATTCGTATTATATAACGACCAGTTAAAAATCACAAGTACTTTATCACATTACATTAATAAATTTTTATTATCGTGTATCATAATCTTCATATGGAATCGTTGTCACAAATATTTTTTAAGGATTTCAATATTTTTTTCATCGAAATCCATTAGTTCTTCCGCTATTTCCTGGCTGGCATTTCCTATACTTCCATAATGGTTCATGGTTTTCCACATATCTGATAATTCATGATGAATCTCTCGAATGGCCAACTCCGCCATATGACTTGTGCTGGTATCCAGAAGACTGCTCATATGAATCCCTCCTACCAGCATCATATCCTGTACATTATTGATTGGATTTGGCATCGTTTTTTTCTCTAATAATTTATCTACCGCACGATTGTGTATATCTGAATATTTCAAGGCCTGTCTTGACAATTGTAATGCAAGACCATCATCATACACTTTCGTGGATATGGTATCTATGGCTTTCATGACCATCTCTGTATTTTTCTGTATCTCTTTTAATACTTCTATTTCCTCTTTTTTATTTATAATCAATGCTTCATCTCCCATCTTGTTATCTTCATAACATGTTTTGTTTTCCATATAAAAAGACCATGTAAATGAATTACATGGTCTTTTTATAGTATGTCATTTTTATGCTGTTTTATTCAAAACACTTATTTTTTATTCTACAAATTCAGATTTCACAAATCCAGTCTGTCCTTTGTAATCAATCTTTGACCAGCCATCGGCCTGTTTCATAATCAAATCAAATTGATCTCCTTGATATGCCACACCTAATTTATCTGATGATTCATTGGCTGATTTTCTTACATTTACAGTTTCTTTGGCAGTTACTTTTCCCTGTGTGGTAACTGTCTGCTCTGTATCTGCTTCTGTCTCCTCTGCATTTTCTTCTGCTGCTCCTGCATCCTCTGCTTCAGCTGAATCAACCACTTTTAAAAATTCTGATTTAACAAAAGCTTCCTTATCTTCGAACAATATCTTACTCCAGCCGTTCTCACGTGCTTCTAACCTGGTATACTGTTCACCTGCTGCAGCTTTACCAATCTTATCCGCCGTCTCACTATCAGAGCTACGAACATTTACTGTATCTGTTGTTTCCACTGTCTGTGTTGTTGGCTGTTCGGTTTCCGTTGTTTCTTCTGTTGACTCCTCTGTTGATTCTTCCGTGGTATTTTCCGCCGTTGCCTCTGCCTGTGCGTCTTCGGCTTCTAATAAAGCAAGTGCTTCTCCTACTTCCGTCTTAATCTTTGTTGGAAGCTCTGCTAAAAAGGTATTTAAATTTTCATCTTTTTCAATTGCTTCATTGTAGCTTACCTGAACACGATTAAAGAGACCAAGTACATCATCCTGGGTAGATAATGCTTTCAAATATTCCGATACATTTTCATCAATCTCACTGTCATAAATGTACAATGCACCATCCTCGTTTGGACAGATATACAATGTATTTAATGCTGGAGCCAATGTATCAATCCCGGTAAATTTTACTTCATAGTAAACGTACGCAAGATACGTGTTTTCCAGCAATCCTTTTTTTGTATAACAGGTAATATTCTCATACTGATCGATATATTCACTTTTCTTTTGTAAACGAATCTTTTCTGTATCCTCTGTATAATTTCTACATGCAACAACGGTATCCATATCGCCATCTGCAAGTGCCTTATAATATTTGTTTACAAGTTCGTTTACCTCTGGGTATGCATTTTCCTCCAGTGGTTCTTCAGCAACCTCGCTTCCTGACACTGTGTCTGTTGACGCTTCCAATGCTTCTCTTCCCTTTTTGGATTCCCTCAAACCAATTACAGCAACTACAATTACAACCGCACAAGCTGCAACTACAATCGCCACTATTTTCTTATTTTCCAATACCCGGTCTTTTCCCCTCAAAATCAATTCCTTTGCATCATGCAACAGTTCTTTGACTTTTGACATTAAACCATTCAT